GGGAATACCTTGATTGTGGAAGGCCGTGATCTAACCTATCAGGAGGCGGTTGATTTGTATCTCGAAAATGAACGGCTGCGAAGCAGGGTGGAGCATCTCGAGACCTTGTTGGGACGTGTTGCCTGTGATCTGCAGGTTATCCAAGGATATCTTGGAGTGACCTGTCCGAATTGATTCTATAGGAGAATGGATCATGATTCGAAAAACCAAAAGTGGTTATATCGTCACCAGCGGGAAGTATCAAACGAGTCTTACGGAACAGCGCCGAGACGTGACCATTAAAGAGAGGGACTTAAATGTCTGGTGCTCCAATCAATGGCAAACAAGAAGCGATCGACAATCTAAAAGAGAATGTGAGGGAGATATTCGCTCGCCTGCATAACATAGAAATGGGTGAATATGCTCATGGAAAGCATATGGAAAACCAAGTGAACGAACTTAAAGAAGAAATCCGAAAGAGCCGCAATATCCTGTGGATCATCCTCCTCGTTTTGGCGGCAACACAAGGCCCACAGGTGATTGCGTATTTCGTGCGGGGATTCTGATGGGCGACCTAGCGAAGAATTTTTCCCGCTACGAGTTCATCTGTCATTGCGGGTGTGGATTAGACCAGGTGGATCCAGAACTCGTGGCGGCGTTGCAGCGGCTGCGGAACCGGATCGGCCGGCCGATCTACGTGAACAGCGGGTGCCGGTGTGCGGCGCACAACGCCGCGGTGCGGGGCGCGCGAAATAGTTATCACCTGCGGGGCATGGCGGCGGACATCCACGCGGACATGAATCCGGTGGAGCTAGGGCGGACGGCGGCGGAATCGGGTTGGTTTCGCGGAATCATTGTGCACGCATGGGGTGTGCACGTGGATATTCGGCCAGGGCGGAAATATTGGCGGTTGTAATTCACCGCGGTGACGCGAGGGACGTAAAATGAGCGGATTTTGGAAGTCAAAAACAGTGTGGTTCAACTTGTTAGCCGGCGGGTTGGCGGCGGGGAACGCAGTGGGTTTTTCGGATTTCCAGGCGGATCCGGATTTGATTGCGCTGATCATGGCGGTGGTGAATATTCTGCTGCGGTTTTTAACCAAAAAACCGCTGAATAAAAAATAATTCATGTTGCAAAAAACAAGAACCAGAATAGAAAATCCATTCGTATGGAAAAAACTAAAAGAGTCTTTTTCCCGTGGAGCGTCCATTGAAGTGGCTTGTTTGAAGGCGGGCATCACTGTGGAAACATTCCGGCGCTGGTGGGAACAAGGCGTAAGGGACTTGCAGGAGATTGAGGAGGAATTTGACCCGCAACATGTTGAGGCGGGGACCGAAGAACGGGGAACGATTTTCGCTCAGTTCTATTGGTATCTTGCGCCGGTGATTGCGGAAAAGATTGAGGAATGGATCGGAAAGATCGAATCCGGAGTTAATGACCGGCAGGCCAAAAACATGATCACCCTAATGGAACTGATGTTCCCTGATTTGGTGGGGAAAGGAAGACAACGGAAAGAACCTGGAATCATTCCTTCGGATATGCCGGTTGCGCAACTAGTGGCCTTTATTGCGAATATTCTCCGGGACCGCCAGGTAGTTGCGGAAATGATCCGTCATGATGAAAAGGGGGAAATCCGCGATGCCCTTAGATTCGTTATTGGAACTGAAAAAATACTTCGAGGCATTGAAGGAAAAAACCAGGGAATGGAATGTTCTGAATTTTAAACCTGAGAAAAAGCAGGAAGAATTCATGAACGCCACGGGGGCTTTCCGGTTTGTCGGATTTTTGGCGGGGAACCAAACGGGGAAATCTCTTTCGGGATGTATCTTGGATTTCATGCATGCCACGGGGTTGTACAACCTGTTTCCTTGGTATAAAGGAAGAAAATTCTCCGGGCCGACGGTTATTTGGGCGGCTTCCACCACGGCGGATTTTACGCGGGATAATATTCAACGCCATCTGGTTGGATATTTCAACGAAAAAGACGAACCGGCGGGAGGGATTATTCCGCGGGAATTGATTTTGAATTGGACCCGGCGAAGCCGTCCCGCCAATGCCATCGATCAAATTTGGGTGAAACATTTCAATGAACAGGGAGAGCAAGATGGAGTCAGCCTGATTCAATTTAAAGACTACAGCCAGGGGTATCGTAAATTCGCGGGAGGAACGGTTCATGTCATCCATCTGGATGAAGATCCCGTGGACGGCCGGATCACTACGGAATGCAAGGCCCGCTTCGTTCAGACCCGCGGGATTATGTATTATACCCTGACACCGACGGAAGGCCTCACGGCATCCGTGAAAGAATTTTGGCCGGAGCCTTCCACACCGTTTCATTACACCGTGCAGATGACCCTGGATGATTGCGCCCGGTTGTCGGAAACGGAGAAGCGGGAAATCATTGCTGCATATCCTGAACATGAACGGGAGTGCCGGGTCAAAGGAGTTCCCTTCCAGGGGGCGGGAGCCATTATTCCTTTCTCGGAAGCTGTATACGTGACGAGGTCCTTTCCCTTGCCCCCCACAATGCGGTATGGAATCGGAATTGACTTTGGATGGTCGGGAACTGCCGCGGTGGGTTGCGCTTATGATGCGCAAACCGATACGATTTATGCGCAATGGGAATATTTGCAATCCGAACAAATCCTGGCAATCAATGCGGCACGCATCAAAGAGTTATATATGCGATATTGGGGATATGACAGCAATCCCATTGTTTTTTGGCCTCATGATGGAGAAATCCCCCAGGATGACGGAGCTACGTTGGCGCAACAATGGGCCAGCCAGGGGTTGCGGATGCATTCTTCATTTTCGCATTACCTGGTTCCCCGCGATGACGGAAAAACCACCCGTTCCATCGACGTGTCCAGCGGAATTGAAGACATGATTTCCCGGATGCAGAACGGACGGCTGAAAATCTTTGAAGAATGCCGTCAGTTGCGGATGCAGTTGCAGTTTTATCACCGGCGGTTGGATTCTGTATCCGGGCGCTCGGAAATCGTAAAAAAGGATGACCACCTGATTGACGCGCTTCGGCAGTTTATTATGATGTGCCGTCATGCGGAATTACTTCCGGATCAAGTATATTTTCATGCGCCGGTTGCGCCGGTTATCGCAAAACATGACTATAATGTGCTGGAATATGAATCAGCAAGGAGGCCATCATGGTCGATTGGTTGATCGGAAGTTCACTAAAGCGGCAGGAACCCATTCCCACGCCGGTAAAAAAGGATCCGGATATCATGAAAGCGCAATTGGAGTTGGAAAAAAAACGTTTGGCATCCCTGGGTATCTTAACTATGCGGGGAGGGTCGCCGAATAATCTCTTAGGGAGATAAAATCATGGTTCGGGATGTCCGGTATTGGAAGCGGCAATTGAACGAAGCCCGCAATGAGCGGTCTTATTATGAAAAAGACTGGCAGAAAATTATTGAAGTCATTGATCCGATTTATTGCTCCATTGAAAAATATCTGTTTCATGATCCATCCAAATCCAGGGAAATTTACGATTCGCGGGGAATCCGGGGACATGATGGCCTGGTCAATGCATTGCATTCCAGCCTGTTTCCGCTTTTTTCCCCGCACGGCATGATTACGATTCGAAACAAGCAGCTCCTGGACGATTATCCGGATCTTCACGAGTGGCTTGCCTACGTGAACGAAACGCTGTTTTCCGCTTACGCACAATCCAATTTTCACCGGGAAGCGCAAAAATCCGTTAGTGATATCGTTTCTTTCGGTTTTGCGGCCAATCTGCAAGAAACTTATCCATTCGGAGACTCCCGCTACGGGGATCTTATTTTTACTTCCATACCTTTTAATGAAGTTTATCCGTTTGAGGGAAAAGAGGGCACGGTTGTTCAAATCATCCGGGAATTCAAGATGCGGAATGAGCTGATTCTGGAGAATCCCGATTGGCGGCAAGCCATCGCGGCGAATCCCGATTTGTTCCGGTTGATTCGGGAAAACCCCTCGGATAAACAGGATCTTTTGCATATCATTACACCGGTAAAACCAGGCGAGCGCACGTTGGTCCGCTCTCATACTTATATTTCTCTTTTTATCCTGGACCGGGAAGAAGGGATTGAATTGAATCGGCACGGGGAATTTTATGAAGGATTTGATGAATGCCCCGTACAGGTTCCCCGTTGGAAGCCCCGGACAGGGAATGTATACAGCCGGTCTCCGGCGCAAGCCGCTCTCGGTGATGTTCTTTCATTGCAAGTATTGGCCAAGCAGCGCTTAAAAGCAATTCCCAATCTGGTGACCCCTCCTCTTCAGATCCTGCAGGGATCTTTGGCTTCCGAAGTGGTCAGCTTACTGCCGGGAGCGCAGAACATCGTCAAGCAATTGAATGCGATTTCCCCTATTTTAGAGGGTCACCAGGTGGACGTGGCTTATTTCGAGGGGGAACATCTGGCGAAAAACATCCGTTCCATCATGCATTGGGATGACTTCCGGTATCCGGAGGATCTTCCCCAGATGACTGCAGAAGAGGCCCGAATCCGTTCCAATGTTATGCAAGGTCTCTTCGGGCCGGTTATTTCCGCAATCGATTATGAATGGTCCCGGCCGCAACTGGACCGGTCTTTGTGGATTCTGGTACGGGCCGGCCGGATCCCTCCTCCTCCCGCGCCGGTGGATCAACGGGATATTGCATTTGAAATGATATCGCCGCTTGCACAGATGCAACGGTATACGGAAGTGCAGCAAGCGGAGGGTTTGTTACGCACTGCTGTGGAAATGAGCCAGGTTTATCCGGAGATTCTGGCGATGATTGATGGGAAGAAGTTGCTTCCCTGGATGGCCTCCCGAATGAGCCAAAGCCTATTCCAATTTTTACGAAAGCCGGAGGAAGCAGAGAAGATTTTACAAATGCAGCAGATGGCCCAAGGGGCTCCAGCGATGGCGAAAGCGTTGAAGGATGCTTCCGTGGCACAACTCAATATGAAGCGGGCGCAATATGAATCCCCTGCATGAATTATTCAAGGAGACTTTGGCCAACCCGGAATTGCTGTTCGAAGAATTATTGAAGCGGGAGATGGATGAACAGCAGATGCAAGAAGCCTTGGCGAATGCCAAAGCCTTGCGGGAAGCCATTTTTCTTACCTTTAATACGCCATTCGGGCGGATCGTGTTGCGCTGGATGGAGGAAGAGTTCCAGAACCGGAGCAGTCTGAATCTGACCAACGATGGATTTAAAACCGAAGTCCGGGAAGGCATGCGCCTGGTTTATTTATTGATTCGGCATGCCATCAAACAACATGAAAGAGAAAGAAAGGATTCCAATCATGGTAATTCCCCCAACACCTCCCCCAACCTTGAATCCATCTTCCGAACCTGGAGGGACACCACCCGCATGGGCCATATCCCTGCCTCCGGAGATCAAGGACAATCCGACCATTCAAGGACTTTATAAATATCAGAACCCCCAGGAAGCCTTGCATCAGATGGCCCGCATGACCATCGAAGCGCAATCTTTGGTGGGACAAAAGGGACCGCGGCTTCCGGCGAAAGAGGCCCCTTATAATGAATGGGTCCGGTGGAAGCAAGAACATTTGGGAGCCCCGGCCAAGGCGGAAGGTTATAAACCGCATGATCCCGTGGAAATCGAAGTGAATGGAGCCAAGGTACCCATGCGGCTTCCGGCTCATTTGGATGCCACTTTGCGGGAAAAAGTGGCGGCCATCGGGGGAACTCAAGCGGATTATAATCATTTGGCGGGGATTGTATTACAGGAAATTCAGCAGGCTCCCGTTTTAGCCAAATCCATTTTGGAGAAAACTTATGGGGCGCAGGGCGCGCAGCAAATCACGATGGCGGCACAACGGGTGCTGGATTTGATTCCGGATGTGGGGGAATCCGGGCAGCCCGGGTTACGATCGCAGGTTAAAGAATTGATTGCCTCCAGTCCGGAATTGCAGGTGGGATTGGCACATATCGCTTCCCGTCTGGGAGAAAGCCAGACCCCGGCTCCAGGGTGGACTTCTTCCGGAACCGCTGTGGATATCAATCAATTGATCAAAGAAGCTCAGCAAAAAGATGCGGAATGGGTGGCCTTGATGCAAAGCAATCCGAACGATCCCCGCATTCCGGTTTTGCAGGAAGAAGTCCAAAAAATTATGTATCAGGTTTATTGCTTTAATCAAAAAAAATCTTGACAAGTCCGGGAAGAATACCTTTAATATAAATACGGTCTGGAGAAAGCCCACCTCCAGGAAGCCTTTCCGCCGGGCGCGCTGTGGACCGCATATTCCCCACCGGGCAGGTCTCATCGAGGCAGCCTCCCGTGGGATAATGTTCACGCATTATTTCACGGAGGAGCAATCATGGTTGACCTGACAACTTCCCTACCGTATGCCAGCTTTTACGGACAGGGCCATGGTGACCAACTATGGACCAAGGAGATTCCGCCGGAATTTTATGTCCAGCGGATTGCTCAAATGATTTACAATATGCTCCACATCCAGGGCTCCCAACTATTGCGTTGGGTGCGTGTGGAGCCGATGGGCGGCGAAAAGACCGGATTCCGCCGCCGTCAACCCTTATCCACCAGCCGGGTGACCAACCGGTACCGCATGCAGGTTACAAAGCCGTTCTATGACTTCATGGCGGCTGTAGCAGCTTCCACGTCTACTACGACCGAAGCACTGGCCGCCTTGGAGGCCTTTCAGCAGCCCACCGGCGACATTCGTTGGTGTTATCCGCAAATCATCAAATATAATCCAGTCATCGGAACGGTATGGGATCCCTTGTTCGGCCCAATCACGCCAAGCAATGAATTCGTACAAGAAGGAATTGGAGCCATCGGTCGGGCTTGGGACCGCGTAATTGTGGATGCTTTCTTCGGGAACGCCATCGAGGGACATAATGCCGCCGAGAACACAACCGGGGCCTTAAGCACGGTGGAATGGTCGGAAAGCAATTCAGATTGTACTATCCTGAAGCCGACCGGCGGATTGACCCGCTCAGCCATTCAAAAAGTGGCGGAATTCTTTGATGACCGGGGAATTCCCAATGATCCTTCTCAGCGGATCGCCATTATCGGCGTAAAGCAGAAACAGGATATTTTGAATTCTTCGGAATTCACCAGCACGGATTGGCGTGCTTCCCGTCCTCTGGAAAACAACGAAATCGGCGGGTTGATGGGATTTACCTGGGTGGTCATCGGCAATGACCTGGGAGTCGCGGGAGAAGATGAATTGCTTCCAAAGATCAGCGGTCTGCGCCGATGTATCTTTACGTCGCCCCGAACCCTTGGGTTCGGAATTTGGGACCGGTTTCAAAGCCGGGCGTATGAAATCGAGAACAACGATTTCGCGAAGGCTATCTGGATTTCCAGCACGGTGGGCGCGACCCGCATCGAGGAACGCACCATGGTGGAAGTCCGGTGCCAGGAAACCAGTTAAAGGAGGCTGACATGAAACGCGGGCTGATCCTTTCATTCATTCTGCTTTTAGTGTCGCCCTCCTCGTTCGCGCAGGTTTTGGGGACGTATCATCATGATTATTATGTCAATGATGGAGTATTCGTCCCGGTCGGGCCGGAACTTTTGCAAATGGGGGCGGCCGCGGAAGTGGGAACGGTCACCCGGGCTCTCGAAACCCTGGGTCCGGCGGAAGGGGTTGAGTTGCGTCCTTTCCAGGAAACCATTTTCGAAATCCCCGCCGTATTGCAATGCAAAAGTCCGACCGGCCAGGTGGTTGCACTCAGCATTGTAGGATCCACCAGCCGAACTGTAGCCGTTCCTATCTTCGGAACCAAGCGTTGCGCCGTGCAAGTGATCGGGTCTCAAGCCGGAAGCGGTGCATTAAGCAGCGCCTCCTGTGAGCTGCGGGTTCAGGGAACCGCGATGTCATCCGGACGGGATTTCACCGGATGGGGTGGGTCGATTGTTTATAAACCCCTGCCATTGCATTATGCCGCCCTGGCCGACATCAGCGCTCCCACCAAGGCATGCATTTCACAAGGTGATGAAAAAGAAACCTTTATTGTGAAAACGGAAGGCATGACCTGGTTGAACGTGGTGTATGATACGATCAGTTCAGGGACAACCTGGGTGCGGATCACTTCGGCGGATCTTTATAATCCGTTCCGGTAAGGAGACCGCCATGGGATTCTTTACCGATGTTCCTGAGGCTTTGAATATGGTGAATGAGGCGGCCCTCCGGGTCGCCTCGTACCATTTTTCGGCGGTGGATTTGGATGCGGCGGTCGCGCCGGACCAGGTGGATGATCAGCACATGGTTGCCTATCTGGCGTTTTACCCCGCATTGCGGAAAGTCCTGGCCCGTCAACCCTGGCGTTCTATCGCCCGCGTGACCACGCTGGATTTTGAGATTTCCAACCTTTTGGGTTACGCTTACGCCTATTCCCTGCCCGCGGACTGGATTCGACCGGTGGGATTTTGGGATGGATTCCATCTAATTGAGCCGGAAGACGGTCTGTACAGCCGGTGGGCGGTATGGGGAAACGTTCTGTATACCGGTTTCCCCATTACGGCGGCTTCGTATGTTTATATCCCGGTATTTAATGGATATAACGCAGCGGACTGGACGGCGTTCTTGCAGCAAATGCCTCCTATGTTGCGGGAATGTATGGTGTTGCAGATTGCATATGACATTTGCTACCCCATGAAACGGGATTTAAACCGCAAAAAGGATTTGTATACGGAGTTGGAAATCGCTTTAACGATGGCGCATGAACAGGATGCGGCATCCCGGCAATGCCGGATTTCCCCTCCTGGCAATATGATCCGTGTGAGGTTTTCTTGATGCCTTTATTACGCAAGGTTTATACCCGGTTCAATGGAGGGATGGTCAGCCGGGAAATTGCTTCCCGGTCTGACCGGGATTTTTTTTATACGTCCGCCGAAGAATTGATCAATGTAATCCCCCTCTTATCCGGACCGGTTATTCGACGGGGAGGAACGCAATATTTGAATTCCCTTCCGTTGAATGAATCCATTTTTTATCAGCACGGCGTGGAAGAAGAATGCACGGCGGAACATCCGGTATTTGTGGAATTCAAATTTGCCGTAGGGGAATGCTATCTGCTTGTTTTTATCTCTAATGCGCTGCAAAACGACCGGACGGAAGTATTGATTTATACCATGAGCGGCGAGTTGGAGGCCGCTTTATGCCAGATGCAGGATGGAAGCGCCATCCCTACGCAATATTCTCAATTCTCCTATTTGCGGTACCGGCAAAAGGGAGACACGGTTTATTTCGTGGATTCACATCATGCGCAATATAAGATCATGCGGATGGGAGGTCCGGAAGTTTTCACCTGGACGGCGGAATTTTGGCCGTTCGCGGATGATCCAGGTTCGGCGGAAGGCATCGTCCGGTATACCTTGATGGAATTTAAAGGAGGCCAGGAGTGGCAAAATTACTCCCGGACGTGTACAAACCAGGGATGGCCTGCCAATGGAGAACAATTGGAAAGCGCCTTCCTTCCGGATTACGGGAAGATAACCACCGAAAATCACAGTGCAGCGGTTAAATCTCCGGCAGGAAATGATTTGCTGGCTGCATGGGGAACAGATGGACGATACGATTTTCCCAATGGATATCCCGCTTATCTTCCCGCACATGGCTATTTTTATGCCCTGCGCCTGACTGGTTCATTCGCCATCACGCCGGGCATGGCAGGCCGGTATTCTTTCGGACTGAATCTTCTCGGCAATGGGGATTTTTCCATCGACCGGCAGCATGACAACGATGTTTTGTTGGGCATCTATGGATTGCTTGCGTCCGCGGCGGTTCGTCCGAGGGATCATACGGAATTCATCTTGGCGAACAACACTCTCGTGTTGGATGCCCGAACGCATTATTTTCAATTACGGTTCATTAAAAGCAATCAGGCATCCACTATTTTAACCTTGGGTTGGCGGAAGGATTCCTCCACGGCGGTGGACGGCGTCGCCCGCGAAGGGGAAGAAATAAGCACCGTCCAATTCAAGGTAATCCGGAAATGGTTTGGATACCGGATTTTCGAAATTCAGATTCAGGTGTATGACTTTAGTGGATCCATCTCCCTCCGCTGGCGTTGGCGGCATATCCGTGATGTGGAGGAGAATACGCCTTGCCGGGAATGGAAACAAGATTGGTCGGACAGCGTGGAAGATGGGATTCCCGTAAATGGCCCTTATCCCATCAATGCCGACGATCCCTATTCCATTTCCTTTGAAGACAATCATGAAGAATATGGGAATATTGGAGGAACCATCCAGGCGGCGGATATTTATTTTATGGATCCTTCCAAGGTCCAGGTGGGGGACATCTATACCTTCCGGGTTGGATTTCTTCCTATCCCGCTCAGTCTCTTTCAATATCGCGATCCCTACATCCAGACGACAGGGTATCCAATCTGTTTGGAATTTCATGCCGGCCGGTTGATGCTGGGCGGGGTGACAACCTATCCATACCGGTTAAGTGCTTCCAAGGTATTTTCTTATGAAGTATTTACGATCCATGAGGCGGATGATGATTCCGCCTTTGAATCAAATATTATCGAGGGAGGCCAATTAAACCAAATCAATTGGTTGTCCTCCCTGGGAAAATTGATTATCGGAACGGTCGGCGGCGTCCATATTCTGCCGCACAATGATGAGTTACTCACCCCTTCCAATTCCAAGAGCCGGGCGATCGAACGGATTGGGACGGCTTTTGTGGAACCGGCGATTTATGGACGGACTGTATTTTTTGTGGACAATTCCCGCACGCAGATTTATGCCTTGAGTTACGATGAACTGCAAGGGTATGGCATGATAAACGTCAGCGCCCGCGTGGAATCCCTGTTCACGCAAGATCACCTGAAAACATTATGCTTTCAACAGGGAGCCAAGGTAACCTTCGGAGGGGAGCGGCATCAGATTTTATGGTGTTTAACGGACTCAGGAAAGCTGTATGGGCTTTCCTGGGAAATGCCCAATGAGTTTCAGGCCTGGCATATGCATTCCCTGCAGGGGGAAATCCAATCCATGGCTGCTTTGCCTGCCGAAGGGGGGGATCGGCTGTATTTCGCCGTCAAGGAAACCATTGGGGATACACCGGTTTATTTTATCGTTCTGTTGGAACCCATGGCATTTGCGGATTGTGCGGCGGCAGCCGGAACCATGACCGGCTTCCAGGATGCAGGAACGCTCATGGACCTTCCAGCGCATTTATCCGGATTGGGGCCGACGGATTTGATTCATGCTTGGGTTTACCGGGAACAAGACGGAATTGTTTCTCCGGTTCCGCTGACCTTGCGTCCGGCGGCTTGCACAGAAGATCACCGGTGGGAACTGCCCATCGATTTCACATTCACGACGGAAGAGCCTTATTATGTCGGATATGCGTATGAGCCGGTGATTACTATGCTTCCTCCGGAATTCACCTTGGCCGATGGGTCAACCACGCAGGGGTGGGCGCGGGGATGGGAGTCCCTTACATTGCGCACATCCAAGTCCTCCGGGCTTCTGGAAATTCAGCGGATAATGGACCGGCGTATGGCCCCACGGATCATCCCGGCCACGTTGAATTTTGCTGACCGGATTCAAGAATTCCGGTATACCATTCTGGGATATGATTTCCTGGGACAAATTCGTATCAAGCAGGTTTCCCCTGCATGTCTGGAGATTCTGTTAATCGAGGGGTCTATAGAATATGACCGTTAAATTAGTTCGATTTGATCCTTCCATTTTTCAGTCCATGCCGTTGTCGGAATATGACCGAAGACGGATTCAGATGATGCATGATTGCGAAAAGACGGTAACCAATCTGCATACTTGTTTTATCGGTATGGATGAAGATGTTCCTTTGGGTATCGGTGGAATCGATATTTTGTGGATATCCGACTGGGGCAAGGCCATGGGCGAGGCGTGGATTTGTTTAACCGCGCCCGCCCTGACCGAGTCCCAGCGGTTTCATCTGGCTTATAAAATCCGAAAGATGTTTCAATTGCTTTTGCATGTCGGGCGGTTTTACCGGATTCAGTGCGGAGTCGCCCTGGATGATGCTCCCGCCAACCGGCTGGCGAAATTTCTCGGATTCAAGCCGGAAGCAGTATTGCACCGGTTTTTAAGCAACGAAAAGGATGTGCTGGTTTATGGAATATGGGAATTTCCTTCTTCCACTTAATGAGACCCGCCTGGTGGCGAATATTTTTGTTCTCCGTTTGGAGCAGGCGTTGAAGCGGGAAAGGAAGATTACTGTATTGACTGAACCGATGCCGGACCGATCCCCGGATGACACGGCCTTTCGGGTATTCCGTCCGCGACCTAATCCATTCCGCTCTGTAGATGAACAGAGCGTGGAGGAGATTGCCGGAACATTTTTGAGGAAAATAAAAGATAGGGACGCAATTTTGATACGTTGTAATATTTCAGATAATCCCAGGGCGAATTGGAAAGATACCTGGGTTATCCGGTTGGAGATTTACCGTTATGGATGGAGGAGTCTCATTAATACTGTTCACCGCCTTGAGCGCAGCTAGTTCCCTGGTTCAGGGAATTGGAGCGTATCAACAAGGACGGGAAGCCCAAAAATCCGCAGAGCGGCAATCCGAATCTGTGTTGCGGGCGGCCCGTTACAATGATTGGTTGCGCCAACAGCGGATGAAAAGGCTGATCGCCCGGAATCTGGCGGAAGCAGGCATGGGAGGCAGTCTCAGCCGGTCGGATTTGGCGGTGATTGCGGATAATGCCGTTCTGTCGGAACTGGCGGGGGACATTGATCTTTATAATGCCCGTGTCCAGGCCATGCAAATCCGCACACAAGGACGTCAAATCGCCATGCAGGGAAAAACGGCTTTGTTTGGAGGTTTATTGGGAGCCGGGGCTGCAATTGCTGATTATTCCACATTGCGAAAAGAATATGATTACTACACCAAGCCGGGAAACAAGTTTTCCGACGTGCGGGTTGATAGGGGGAAAACTCCCGGTATTCCGTTTTTCTAAGGATTGATTATGTCCACGCTCACGCGTATTGAAATTCCTTCGGAAGGGATCACGGGGGGCAGTGGAGAACTCCCGCTGTCTCAATTTCGTTTTCAGCCGACTCCTCTGGCGCAAGTCCTGGAAACCGCCACGGAAATTCATAAAATCCGTATGGAGCAGGCCTTCCGGGTTACGGCAGCCAAGGAACATGCGATTGCTTTATCAGACATCTGGGCGGTACGGCAAGATCTGGATAATCAAATCCTTCGTGGTGAAATCCAGGACTTTGAAACCTACCGCCAAAAAGCCAGAGAGCAATTCGGGGAAATCATTAAGCGGTTGCCCGTCGCGGTTCAATCCGATCCGCAATTCATCCAGCAATCCACCGCTATCGAATCCAGCGCCTTAAATTCCGCATCCGAGCAATTCGCCACGCGCGAAATCAAAAATTCCACCGCGCGCGCGATTGCCGGAATTGAAACCATGATTCAGAACGCTACGGCGGAGACTTCCAGGGAAATCATCCAGACCGCGGACCGGGCGATCGACAGCCTGGTCAATCTGGACGAATCTCAAAAAATCAAATTCAAAGAAGAAGCACGCAATGGACTTTATTCCCGCCTGGTCCGAGAAGATTTATACGATCGTAAAATACCGGCAACGGAGGTGGAAGCCCGTCTTCGGGATTGGTATGAACTGACCGGATCAGCGCGGGAACGGGCTTTAAATGAAATCCGGGATGCGAAAGAACGGGAAGAACGGGAAGAATCGTATCAAAAAAGCGTCTTGGTTTATCAACGGTGGGATTCCGGGCAAATAACGGAAAAAGATTTATGGGAATCCGCCGTTCAGGGAATCATTTCTCCCGGCACGGCCCTTTCTCTCATCGAACGCCGCCGGAGGGAAGAAGAAGCCGCCGCGGAATTCCGTATATGGATGAACCGAATCAATCAGGTTATCCAGGAAGGGGGAGGGATCGATCCGGAAGACGAAGAAAGTAAAAAATACTTGAATTTATTTTATGAAAATCAAATAATTCCGAATCAAAACTCCATGATGAAGGAGGTGGCTTCTTTTGCGGAAGCCCAAAAAAACGATCCCGACAACATCAGCGGGTATGATCCGGAAACGGCTGTCCAGAAAGCGCAATTGGATATTATTCAGGAAAACGCCCACTTTATTAAAACGACAGGGATTATTCCAGACCTGATCTTAAACCGGTTGCGTGCCGTCATTTCTTCCCCGTCGGCGACACGGGAAGATTGGATCAGAGCCGCCGGGGAATGGGAAGTTTATCAGGGCGCCAATCCGACCGCGGCGGCGGATGCCAAGGGGCCGTATTTGGATTATTTGCGTGCCGCCGTTTCCTTAAAGGAAATCTATGGAGATGAAGAGGCCGCCGATCATGTCATGCGGTACTTCCGGATGAGCGCGGAAGATAAAGAAACCTATAAAGCCCTTTCCACCAGCGCCGCTGTCACCCAGGCGATCGAGGATGTCGTGGAATCCAGGGAATTCCGCAAGCTGGGGCCGGAATTCAACCGCATACTAAGTTATAAGGCGCGGGAATTAATCCGCATGGGAATCCTCGGAGAAAACAATGATCCCTCAGCGGCGGTTCTTACAGCGGCGCAGCAATTGTTGAATTCCCGGCAAGGATTCGGGGAATTCTTCGGAACATTCATGCGATATCCGCCCAACCGGGTTTTGGGATTGGATGAATGGGGAGAACAATTCTTATTGGAAGATTTGAAGAGAACTATCAAAGAAAGCGATTTTTTTCAAACATCTCCATATAAAGAAGAAGCTCCGTTGAAAGCGATTTCCGACGAAGATGATGATGTGTGGGGGGGGACCCTGAGTCCATTTTCCACGCCTGTGGTTTTGAAAACCCCGGAATCTCTTTATATCCGGGGGGAATGGACTCCTCTCTTCGGAAAATATGCTTATTTCTATTTGATGAGCCGGGCGGATAGCAAAACCGCCAAAGTATGGGATGTGCGTATGGTGGAACCTACGGGAACGATACGCACCATCGGCGCATATCAATGGACCAACGAAACCCAGCAACGGTATGAACAATGGCGGAAAGAAAAAGCCTTGGCGGAAAAAGAAAACTACGAAAAAGCCATTCAACCCTTGCGGCGGATTTTCCATAACATGATGAAAAGCCTGGGTGAACATCCACCCTCTGAATTGGTGCGCTGATGCCATTATTGCCGGAATATCAAATTTATCGCAGCCCGGATTCCATACGGCCTTTTTTCGGATTGCGTCCTACTCCCCGCATCGATCCCAATCTAGCGCAGCGAGCCGCGGCGTTTTTCAGTGAGTATGGACCCAGCCTGCTGAATATCCGGGGGGCTGGAGGGTGGATTTCCCGGTTCCTGGATCCGCGGGAAAGCGAGTTCGACGCCTTCAAATATATACCTGAGGGATTCGAACCTTTCGCTTCCGCTTTCGCCTTGGCGCGGGATGAAGAAGATGTCGCGGAAATCCTCTATGAAATTGAACAACACCTGCAAAATCAAGCCATCCTGGAAAAAACTCCTTTTTATGAAATTCTTCCATTTGGTATCGCAACCGCCATGGCCGATCCAATTAATTGGATAATTCCCGGCCACGTGATTTACAGCGCTGTACGCCGGGAAGGGATCACGCGGGTTCTGCCTACTATGGCCCGTTCGGCGGTAGGGGGCATGGCGGCCAATTTGCCCACAGAATTAATGCTGCAAGCATCCAATCCCATCCGGCGGTGGGATGAATCTGTCGCCGACACCCTCGCCAGTGGATTATTTACAGCGCTGCTGGGAGGATATTGGGCACAGCGCGCCAAGAAAAAGGACATGACAGACGGCGACCTGCTGCGGAAAGCCGATGCGCTGCGCAAAAAGGTTACAGAGGACCTGACGGAAGCCGTCAATTCCGCTCATACTTTTTTGTATCGTGCGGTATCTCCTGACGATATTCCTTACGACAAGGTGGATGCGGACTATTATCGAATCCTCCGTCAGCAATATGCCAATGAAATCTGGGGAGAAATGGAAGAAGGGATGCGGTACGATCCAGCGTCCAACCCTCTTCCGTATCATCCGGATGCCTTGAATGAGCAGGCCACTTTTTATGAGGGAGCCGAGCGGTATTCTGGAAACGAATGGGACGAGGCGGGAATCCAAAAAGCCAGTCAGACATTGCGCCGTTCCTGGTTCATGGCTCACATGCCGGAATGGTTTCGTGATCTGGTCGACGACGGAGCCATTATGGAATTGCGCACCTGGGTTTTACGGGGAGCGCGCAAAAGCATGGAGGAAAGATGGCTGCGCCAAACCATGGAAGAAGAAGCGGGAACCCATTACCGCCGATGGCAAGGTGTTTTGAAGTTTTTGGGTGTCCCTATGGAACGGTCGCGTGCCATGGCGGAATGGTTCGGCCATCTGCTTCCTGATTCATCCACGTGGAAAAACCTTCCACAAGTCTATTCACAAGAATTTGCAGAATTGATGCGGGGGATTACGTTTCATCCGCAAGCCCAACGCTTGATCCGCACGGTCAATTTCCTGGAAGACAAGCTGGATGCATTGATTCAAAAGTACCGATCCTATTATCTTCCAGGCGGGGAATATCCACTGCCCCCCTCTTTGAAAGGTTCCCTTACCCATCAAATCAAATCCGTAGGAAGGAAAATCCGGCAACTTCGGAAACAATTATTGGATTTAATGGAATCCGCAAATGCACCCCGGATTGAACCGGATATGCTGGAATACGTAAAAGTATCACGGATGGGTATGGAATTTTATGTCCCCCGTTACGTGTTGTTTGATGATTGGGTTTACTATGACCGAATCCATGGACGCGTGGATCCTTTTGAATCCGTAGATCCACAAACTTCAACAGGGAGGGTGATCAATGACCCGATACCTCATCAACCCGCGCCAGGGGAGGAAGCGGCCCCCGCGCCACCGCCGAAAACGCAATGGGTTGAACCCGAATCCGAAAGTCCGCCGCCTAACCCGCCTCCTGTTAGAAAGAAGGCGCCAAAGAGAAAGAAAAAGGCGGCCCCGGTGAAACCCCCTGAGGAAGCGGCCCCGGTGAGCCCTCCTGAGGAAGCGGCGCCGGTGAAACCCCCTGAGGAAGCGGCGCCGGCGAAACCTTCTGAGGAAGCGGCGCCGGTGAGCCCGGAAGTAAAAAGCATGCTTCGCCCCGCCTCTCCGAATGATATAGAGGACATGCGGAACATGTTGAAAAATGCAGGAATCGGGTGGGTACGCGTGGCGAAGCCGGGGGAGGTGCCCCAATTGACGGAAGGAGCCAAAGGCGGATCGGCCTTTCGCCTTTCCAATGGAGTAATCATTTATGCCAACAGCGAATCTTTTCCTCATTGGATGCTTACAGACGCCCTGAATCAGTTACGATTCCCCGCCAGGGAAATAGAAAACAGCACGGCAGGGGTTATTGATCCTCAAGGAGGATTTCATCCCATTGCGGAAATCGCCCAGATGCATCAAGGAAGTGGGGAATCTCCTCTCTCCATGCATCTCCTTCCCGAGGAACGAAAACTGGTACACCCCAGTGAAATCGTGGACTTGGAATACACGGCGAATTTTGTGCGTTCGTTCCTATTGACGTATGGATCGGAATCCGGAAATTTCCCTTCCCGGTACATCATCACGCGGGAAACTTTCACAGATGAGGGCCTGGCGCTCGCCATGCGCGAAAACGTCCTTCAAGAAATGGTACATCATTTGAAACGCCGGGCTTCTGAAGTGAACATACATCCCGATGATGTGCGTCTAATTTCCGTGGAAGGACCCCAGAGCGGCGAAGGACAAAGGACACACCAATTCATTGAATTTGGACCTATTGCCATTGATCCGTTTCACGGCCTGGTCAGCTCCTTTGATCCCAAAATCCAGATAGGAATACGGCCCTTGTATTACTGGAAGAAATTTCTGGTGGAGGGCAGCCAGGAATGGAATGAATGGTCCCCCCGCGTGATTGAAATGCACCGGTCTCTATTAGAAAGAAATCTGGCTGGTTCTGCGGGATATGAACAGATTAAAAAAATCATTCAACAAATGCTGCCTTTGCATCGGATTATCAAGGGATCCGAGACGGAATTTACCAGCAAGACGGGGTCGCTTTTTGATCCACTGGATGGTTCCATTTTCATAAAAACAGCCATAGATGCTCCCTATTTCAACTCTGCTTCCTGGATGCATGAATACTTCCATTATGTGGATTTGGAAACCGTTGATTTCCGGGGAAAAACAGACTTCGATAAAACCGGCTGGCTTTGGGATGTGGAAAAGACAACCCATGAAGAAACCGGCGGACATGAAGTATTTATCAGCCTTTCTTCCTTGGGGTCTCCGGGAATTTCCAAAGATTGGGGATTCATCAACCGGCAATTGTCCAAATACGGAAAGGCCGCATTAGGACAAAATCCAGATATCATCCGGTTTATTAATCAGCCGAAAGAAGCGATGTGGGAAGAAGTCGGGCGGATGTTTGAACGATTCAAACACAAACAAGCGGCGCCCTCTCCGGAAGATCAACTCTCCGCCCGGTTGCCGGACGATATACACCTGGAAGATTTGCTGGATTTAACGCAACGCGCTTCCGCCGGATATTACGCCGTATTCTCTTCTTTGGAAAAGAAAGATCCCTGGCTCTTTCTGCAAGGATTTGCCAATCTTCTCTCTTCCATGAGCCGCCGTTTACCGAACGATTTGGAAGAAATGTGCCTTGGAAATATAAAGGATTTCTTTGGATCAATCACGCGGAATGATATCGGCGGCGGGGAAAACTACGGTCACCCGGTGGATTATTACGCGAATAGTCAAAGAGCCACGATCGTCGTCCGCTCCGCCTCCGGAAAAGAGATTCTCAATGAACATCCCCTGGTTTCCAGAAATCAGGCACTGGAGGCATTCGCGGACTTTATGGAGTACCGGTCCATTCCCACGGCGACACTTCCGGAATTGCTTCTACGGGTTATTGGAGAAGCCGGGATGCGGACTTTTGCCCCCCGAACTTTTTCCTATTTCACCCATATCGCCAATTCTATTGCGGAAGGATCTTTGCCGAAGCCGTATTATCGTTTCCAACCCGAATAATGCTATACTATGCGCGAAAGGAGCAATATCATGGCGCGCTCAAAATTACAAAAAAAGAAGTCGATTGAAACAATGAATTTGCATGAGTTGATGGGGGAATACCACAGAAAATACGGAGAGTCTCCACCCGTTTGCACCGTTTTGATGATTCCCAAAGAGCGGGAAAAACTTTGTGAGGTCATGCGGGATGTCTTGCGCGGAAAGCGGGAAAAAATCACGCGGGAAGAAGCTGTAGAAAACGGTTGGACCCTGTCCGATGATCTTTTGAATCGCGGAGTACTTATATGAGAGCGCCGTGGAGATTCGGCACGCGCGTCGGGGAGGAATTGATGGCCCGACTCGGAAAAGCGGAAAACCGGGTCGGCCGTGCTTTTGGATTGGAAACTTTATTGGGGAAGGTGATTGGCAGCGCGCCGGACATCGCCATGCCGATGGCGCTGGGGAATAAGGTTCGCGCTTTTTACGAAACCGTTGCCCGGAAGGATATGCCTTTGATCAAGAATATCGAAGGCACGGGAACTTCCCGGCAGGGTCTGGAGGTAATGTACGAACGGGATCGACAAGTAATGTTGCAAGAGGGCAGCCGGACGGCGCGGGAAATGTACATGCAATTCCGGCAACGGACCGCCAAGGAACCGATTCCTTCAGCTCCTCTGGAACGGTGGAAGACGCAATTGCGGTATGCCCTGGAAGATATCGGCATCAAAAATCTTCCTACTGAAGGCCCCATGATCACGTTTCGGGAGTTCGTACATGAAGCAGGGGTTTATCAACGCATGCGGCAAGCCGGACATACCCGGCCGCATGAAATCCCGGAAATCAACCAGGTGGTGGATTTCTATGAAAAAACCATCTTTCGCCCCATGGCGGAACGGGGAGTAGAGGTTGGGATTTTCCCGAAGGCGGTTCTCAAGAATCCTCATTGGGTATCCCAGCAATGGAACGTGGCGGCCATCCTGAATGATTCCCAACAATTCCTGTCTCTCTTGCAGACCGCTTTCCGCCGCCAAAATGCGGAACGAGCTCAAAAAGGAAAACCACCTAAATGGAAAAACCTGGAGCAGGAAGCCCAGGATACAATGAATAATATTATCCATTCCCCCTGGGGAATTACGTCGCCGTTCTTCAAGGATGAGGAAATCCTAAGCAAATACGAAATGAAACGCGTATTGACCCTGCCAAGGGATATGATCCGGGATTTCGCCCCGTTCTTGGAAAACGACCTGGAAAAAATCGCGTTCGGATACACCCGGACCATTCTCCCGCGCATTCTGCTCAAGGAAACCTTCGGAGAAGTAGGATTAAAGGAATACATCAAGGGAATCAAGCAAGAATATCTCGAAATGGCCAGTCTCCCGAATCTCACCAAAGAACAACAAAAGGAAATTCTCCGGGAGATGGAAGCCATGGTGGATTACGTCCGGGCCACGCGGGATATTTTTTTGGGACGCTACAAACTTCCCGATAACCCCGGTGGTGTTCTGCAACGGGTAAGCCGGGGATTCCTTCAGATTAACAACATGCGGTATCTTGGCAAAGTAATTCTTTCCCAGTTACCCGACCTGGCGGGAATGATCCGGGAATTCGGGTGGACCCGGAGCATGCACACTTTGGGAAGTGTGCTGATGAATGCCACGAATGTGATCAAGAAATCGGAGGATTTGCAGCGCGCCATCGGTATTTCCGAAACCCTTCTGCACACCCAGATGTTCGAACAATCCGGCATCTTAAAGAACTTTGCGCCGCAAAGTTTCGTAGAACGAATGCTGGACCGGGCGTCGGAAGGGTTTGGAATGCTTTCCCTGATGTCTCCCTGGAACCAGATGATAAAAACCATGCTGGCCCTGGAGGGATCCATGGCTGCGCATGACATCGGGCGCAAACTTTCCTTGGGGATCGAGCTTTCCTCCACGGAAAAGAACATTCTGGCCCGGTTCCGGGCGGGAGGCCTGAGCGAAAACCAATTGATCGCGGCATTTGGGGAAATGGCGAAATGGGGGGACATTTCCAATGGAGTCCTTTTCCCACAAACATCCAAATGGGAAGATAAGGGATTGGCCCGGTCATTTGAGCTGTTTTTGCGCCGGGAAGTGGATGTAGGCACAACAACGCCGGGAATGTTTTCCCGGCCATTATGGGCTCATACGACTTTAGGTCGGCTGTTGGGACAATTCCGGTCCTTTTCGATGACGGCCACGCAGGCCATTTTGTTATCTGGATTGCAATACCGGGATTCCCAAATTCTGCACGGGATGCTGATGAGTATTTTCCTGGGAGGCCTGGTCTTCTCCTTGCGGCAAGTCATCGATGGCAAAGAATTGCCGCAAGATCCACGGGTTTATTTTTCCGAAGGATTGGATCGCAGCGGAATCCTTGGATGGATCATGGACGTAAACAATATTGCGGAAATCGCATCCCGGAATACTTTGGGGATCAACCCCTGGATCGCGGGGCACCGGGTATCCGATTGGCGGGCCATGGATGTTTATAATGCCTTTTTGGGTCCTTCCTTCGGCACAGCAGCCGATATGGTCCGAGCCGCTGGAGGCCATTTAAGCCTGCAACCCAATCGCGCGGACATCAAGGCCACGCGGCGGCTGATTCCGTATCAAGGGTTGCTTTATACGGATTGGCTCTTCGATGCCTTGGAAGAAGGATGGGGAAAATTATGGGGAGCCGACCAACGGGAAAGGGAGGGGCGCCGTGTTTCTTACGGGGTCATCTAACGCGGAAACCTTTGCTGTTCCCCGGGGAGCCGGCACCCCGTACCGGTCCGGCACGCAATATATCAAAACGCATGACGTCCGGATGGGATGGCATTACGGAGCCGACATGATTTTCCCGCGCGTATGGCGGCAGTCCGTTCCCGGCCATTTGATTTTGTGGGACCATGAAGTGGTTTTTCCGACCCCGTCGCTTCCTCCGGGAATTTGGGTGATTTATCAAGAGCTCGGAACCCTGCAATATATTTGGGAGAGCGAAGAGCTTGCAGACGAGAATCGCCCGAATGCCTGTCCTATTATTACGGATCATCCCACTTCCATGATCCCCGTTGCGGGAGGAGCCGCCAAGGCGTTGCTTCCAGGAAAGGAGGACATTATTGCGGTATACGATCAAATTGAATCCCTTTCCTCCATTCCGGAATGGATGGAAGAGACGATTTTTGGAGAAGAATATGGAAACGGCGCCGTCATCACCCCGCAGCATATTTTTTGGAAGTTGCTTACTTCCATGCTGGTGGTCCGCCATCTCCCTTTGTTTTTTTCCATGAATACTTATTGGCAGACCAGCCGGATTCAAGAAAATTGGAGAATTTTGCTTATCTGGTTGCGCGCCGCCTCGATGATGCTTTATAATCATGAGGGGGAATCTTGTATTCCACTCCTGATGGACCAATTTATTTATGACGCGGAAATGAACCGCGTTCGGAGGCCGACATGAAACGATCACGGAAAAGCGACATGGTTTGGATGAACGGCCGGTTTTTATGCTACCGGTTGTATCCCGAATGCCCTTCTTTCGGCATTCTGGTGGAAAATATTGTAATGGTGAAACCGGATGACATGGGGGAAGTTTCCGCCTGTGGATTACAAATGGTAAATGGAACGTATATCCGGTTACCGGCATCCACGGATACCGTCATGAGTATTATTAATGAGTATACCTTTGTCCGGGACGCGTGGCCCGAGCCCCAGGACAAACCAATCCTCTTGGACCCGGAACAATAATTTTTTTATCCTACCCTCTTGACAAGCTACCAGTAAACTACTAGTATTTAGTAGTGCAGAGACATTCTCCCTTTCCTGGAGCCCCGGCCCCATTGAAGCATTCCGATGTGTCCTTTTTCCATCCGGGGCTCCAGACCTTTTTTTAAGAGAGGTTGATCATGACTAGTGTTCTGGAAGCATTTGCGGAGATTACTCTGTCTCCAAGCGATCAATTGATCCATATTCATTTGGATCGGACCGCACCGCCGAAATTGTTTTATGGATTTATGGGGCTGTACGGAATCCGGAGAACCAGCAATTCGCAGTTCAGCATTCCCCTTTCTCCGGTCTCCGCTTCCGTGTTGAACATGATTTTAAAAATCAACAACGTTCAATTCCGGAGAAATCATGAATTCGAAGACCTGGTCCGCCTTTCCCAGTGGATTCTTTTTCCGGAATATGCCAAAGAAACTTTTTATTCTGAATCAGAGGAATACCGGCATAATCCCTATTATCTACAAGCCGCCCTCCAAATGCGGTTCCATTCCAAGCCCTGGCGGCATCAATTGCACGCCGCGTTTACCGCCTCTTCTTTCCTGGAATATGGAGGAGGATTCGGATTGTGGCTGGATATGGGAACCGGAAAAAGCAAGATCGCAATCGATATATTTTCCAATATTCCCTTGGCCCGTTTGGTATTAATTGTTTGCCCCAAAACGGTCCGGGAAACCTGGCTGGAACAATTGGAAGAACACTATGTTCATGGATTGGAAAATGTCACCCTACTGGATTCCGGAGGGAACGGGAATGCCGCTTTATTGGAGAGGAATATCCGCCAGGCATCTCCTGGAAAACCCGCTGTTTTCATAATCAATTATGATTCAGTTTGGCGGGAACCGCTGGGACGGGCCATCCGGAAGGAACATTGGGATATCGTTATCGCCGATGAGATTCACCGGATCAAAACTCCCGGGTCTGCTGTTTCCCGCTTTTTTATGGCCTTGCGGGCTTCTGCAAAGCGGCGCTTGGGATTATCGGGAACTCCATTGACACAAACCCCATTGGATGCTTACGCAATCTACCGGTTCCTTGATCCGCAAGTATTTAATTGCAACTTCAATGAATTTAAGGATAAATATGCCATTCAGGCGAATATGGGGACGTTCAAAAAAGTGGTCGGGTTCAAAAATCTGGACGAAATGGCCGCCAAAATCGCTTCCATCTCCATCCGGTATGAAAGCGACGAAGTGCTCGATCTTCCAGAAACTATCGACGAAATCCGCTGGATTGATATGGGTCTCATGCGGCAATACAAGGAAATGGAGACCCAATTTTATACCAAAATCCAAAACCAGGAAATTACAGCCATAAACGGTGCTGCCAAGTTGTTAAAGCTGATGCAACTTGCCAGCGGGTTTGCATATGATTCAATACGTCAAGTCATGCGGCTTGACAGTCAGCAAAAACTTTCGGCGCTCATTGAAATGCTGGAGGAGCTGCCGGAATCGGAGCCTGCCGTGGTATTTTGTGTCTTCACGGCGGAGGTGGAAAACATAGCCGCCGCCATGGAAGACAAGCTGAAGATCACACCGTACCTATTGTACGGACAAAAAAATGACCTGTCCGCTTTCCGTGCAGGGAAGCCTTCCGTCCATATGGACAAGGTTCCCGCCAAACGAATCCTGGTGGCACAAATCGAAAGCGGAAAGGAAGGGATTGATCTAACAGCAGCCCGGTACTGCATCTATTACAGCCATCCATTAAAGCTGTCGTCCTATTTGCAATCCCGGAAACGGATTCACCGCCCGGGGCAAACCCGGACTTGTTTTTACTATCATTTAATCGCCAAGCATACCGTAGAAGTCAAAGTCTGGAATGCTTTGGCGAAAAAACAAGAAGTTATTGAAAGTGTTCTGGCAAGCGCCGGAAAGGAGAACCACCATGACTGAGATGCAGCAAGAAATCACAAGAATCATCCAGGAGTCCAGGGCCCGCGCGGAAGAATACTTCCATTTGACGGGGTCGATCTATTTCACGAAAGAATGGGAATTTCCCACCGAAGTCAAAAAGATCCTGGAGAAGGACCGGAACGTCAACGGGGAATATTCCCTCCATGAATTGATCAAGATCCTTGAGGAAGAAATTCTATTCATTTCCAACCGCTTCATGCGGTCCATCGTGGACGCGCGTGACAAGGATGGAAAATTGATGTATTCAAATGATAAGGCGCGGGAATGCGAACTGGTGATGCGGTTGCAATTCCATGAAGACTATGCCGCGCTGAAAGAATGGCTGGAATACTTCAAGGCGAAGTATGCAGAAGCCATGGCGCGCCGGGAGCTGTTGGACCGCTTATTCCGTCTGGATATGCGACATATCGATATGCTCCTGGGAACCAAAATCACGTAAGGAGGTCCATTATGTGGGGGCCCTTGTTACAAAAACGGCTTGAAATTCTGGCGGTCAGTCAACGGGAATTCGCACAGCGCCTTGGGGTGAGGGAACAATGGCTCTCTCATATCTGCAACGGCCTGAAGCCATCCCCCAGGTTGCGGATGCGAATTATGGAGGAATTACATCAAATCGAAAAAGAAAAAGGGATGTTGGTATCAGAGGACTAAATAATGACTGAAAAATCGGCATTCGAATGCCTTTCCGCCATACCAGGGTGGATTACATTGGAAAACCGGAGCGTTATTTACCATATCAATACATCCAATATCGCCCTGGCGGAGGAAAGGAACGAAAAGGTCCGTCTTTATTTCAAAGGCGGGACGGAATTCAATTTCGAACAAGAGAAACCGGGGGAATTCCGCAGGCAACTCTTGTTGTCTCAACCAGTCTTCCGGGGAGAATAATTTTCCAAAAGGAGAAGCATCATGAAAGACCTTGTCCCAACATCAACATGGGCCGTTATGGCCACGGATCCGTCACGGTATTCCGCTGTGTATCAGGAATTGTTCGGCGGAACCCTGACCCGGAATTCCCTGACGGTAATCCAGGTTCCCGCTGGAGGCGGGAAAGCCTGGCAGGTTCAAACGCTGGAAGGAATTAAATCGGTGGAAACCCTGGAAGGCGTCATCCTGGCTCTCCGGTTGAGCCGGGTGTATTACAATGCGGTATTCGGCTCCGGAGAAAAACGTCCGCCGTCTTGTTTTTCTCCGGACGGCATCCGGGGGCAAGGGTCTCCGGGAGGCGCGTGTTCCTTATGCCCCATGGATGAATGGGGTTCAGCCAGGAAGCATATCTCCGCTTCCATGGATGAAAATTCCAAAGCTTGCAAGGAAAGGGTTCATATCTACTTTTGGATTCCCGACCGCCGGTTGCCCTGCCTGGTGGACGGCCCAACCATGTCCACGAAAGCGCTGAAGGAGTACCGGAGGTTATTGTACGAAGCCGGGATTGAACCTTACGAAGTCCTTACTTCCCTCTCTTTGAATGTAACCCGAAACAAGGGAGGGATCAATTATTCAGAAATCCGTCCGCGGATTTCCAGGCAATTAACGCCGGAGGAAAAGGCGGTTACGACCGCCATGGCGCAAGGACTGGAATCATTTATTCCATCCAGTCATTCCTTTGCGCCGACGGATTCCTGGGAAGACGCCAAACCGTTCGAGGAGGTCATATCATGACCTATCCAACCCAAGTTACACTTGAAGTAGAGCGCACCTTTGCTCATCCGTTCAATCAATATACTCCGATCAAAATCCGCATCAGCAAAACGTATGCGGGGAATTCGTCGGAAGCGGAAAACGGAACAATGCGGTTTACCGCGATCCTGGAAATCAATGACGAATTGGAACGGTCGGCCCGCCAAATACGGGATCACATTCAAACCAAGCAAGAGCAAACCATTTCCAGATAGCTGTTCTGATGGGTGAGGGAGGAAGATTCTTCCTCCCTCACCGCATGATAGGGAGGATGCATAATGGGTGATCCATTGGTACTGCAGCAAGCGTTGTTTTATGCTTTGGAAATGCAATGGGAGGTCCTTCCGATCCATGCACCGATTCAAAAAGATGGAATAATTTCAGGATGCACCTGCCACCTTGGGTCTCGATGCCCCCGAATAGGAAAGCATCCCATCACAAAGCACGGATGCCTGGATTCCAGTAAGAAAGAGGCGGTGATTCGAGCCTGGTGGCAAGAATATCCATGGGCCAATGTCGCCATTGCCACGGGGGGGAAAAGCCGTCTGCTGGTTCTTGATGTGGATGAAGAGGGGATGGAAACCTTGTTCCGGAAATCCATTAATATTCCAGATACAGTCACGTGTTTAACCGGAAAAGGATCCCATCATTATTTTTATATCGAAAGCGGGACTTGGTCCAACCGGGAAAATTTATTAGGAACCCCCGGGGAAAAGACCGGACTGGATATCCGCGGGGAAAACGGGTATGTCCTGGCCCCCCCATCATTGCATTATTCCGGAAAACGGTATGAATGGGTTTGTGATTTGGGTCCTGGAGACATTAAACTCAGCCCGGTCCCTCCTTTTATTCTGAATTCCTATATGGAATCTTCTTCAACGAAGCGAAGTGAAGACGATGGAAAATCCATTATTCCTCCAGGAATGATCAATACCACCCTAACCTCAATCGCCGGAAAATGCCGCCGGCTGGGTTGTAATGCCGAAGAAATCTTTACGGTGATCAAGTCCAATTATGAACGCCGGGCCAAAGCAGGTGATTTGGAATATTCCGCCAAAACCGGCCAAAAACCTTTCACAGACAACGATCTATGGAAGATCGCGCGGTCGATAGCCAAAAAACCGGCGGAAAACCCCCTAGGAATCGAGGAATCAAAGAAAGCCGACCCGGATATCGGGGTGGAGGTAGAAAAGCCAGCCACGGGGCTGCAACAGGGCTTGGCGGCCCCGATTATCGACCCTCCCAGCGTATTAAGCCGGGAGGATCACCTGGAATTGATCCGCCAATACCTGAATCTGTTCATCACCCGGGTGATTAAACGCGGGGTGGAAAACCCGCAATTTGAAATTATCGTTCAGGTTCCTCCGCCGCCGGACCCGGAAAGCCGGGAGTATACCGTGGTTTTAGGCAGCGGCCTGGAAACCCTCGATCCCCGGAGGGTTCGGGCGCGGATTTGGGAGACGTTGCTGATTCAGATACCCAACCGCAAGCAGGATGCGATTTGGGAACGCATTACAGCGTCTATGGCCGCCCTGGCTGAACTGGTTAAAACCACCGACACCGGACAGCTGCTGGAAGAATACATTCATTCCATGATGACAATATCGGATTACGGGGCGGTGCGGGGATGCGATCTTTCCAATCTCGATGCCCGGAAACAGGCGATTCCTCTCCTGCAAGCCGGAGGATGGGTTCAAGACAAAGAGGGCCATGTGTATTTCACGGTATTGGGATTGCGCCTGGCGGCCAAGCGGAACCATCAAGTTTTATATAACCCGAAAGATTTGGCCTGCAAATTATCCCAATGCGGATATACCCAAGTCCGGCTGCGGTATCATCCAAACGAATATACGCTCCTGCAAGTCCGTTGCTGGAAGACACCGGATGGGCTGTTTTTGCCTCCTTCCATGTGTCCGGCTGAAAATGACGATTTGGACCAAAAATCCTCCTATAAGGAAGATTTGTAGAGACATGTGTAAAAGCAAATTAAATCGATCGAATTTTGAACATTACGGAAATGGGCTTATCATGCAATATTTCCTGATTTTACTACTAATAAGTTAGTTGATGGACACATGATAAGTTATTGATTCTATTTTTGTTAATTAACTTAAAATGCCTCATGTGTCCGGATGTGTCCATTAGTGCTGGACACATGTTTCAACCAATACTGTATTGAAAAAAATTGTAAAAATAAGATGTGTCCAGCACGCAAAAGTTTTTGTGTAGGGAAAACCCCTACAACAATTTAAAAATGAATTTTGCTGGACACATGGCATTTTTACGATATGTAAGTCCAATAAAAAAAGCCTTTTACCATGTGTCCATCAGTGCCGGACACAGCCGGACACATGGCAAAAAAAACAGGTCGTAAGTGATTGAAAATCAATGCTTTACCATGTGTCCAGCAGTGATGGACACATGGTAACACCCTGATAAAACTGGAGTTACAAAAAAATGAGCGCTCTTCATGGAAATTATCAGGTGTGGGGGCCGCCGGGATGCGGGAAAACCACCTTCATCGCCAGGCAGGTGGAGGAATGCAGCCGGGACGGTTACAGGGTACTGTTATCTTCTTTGACGCGGGCGGCAGCCCATGAGATGGACCGCCGGAATATGAATGCGGAAAAAAATAATATAGGAACGTTACATAAGCATTGTTTCCATGCGCTGGGAAAACCACCGTTGACGGAACAACATCTTGACGAATTCAACCGCTTTTGTAACGAAAATGCCCAACCATGTAATCAGAGGATAGTTTATTCGAGTTTTTTTATTTCGCCATATATAAAGGAGGATCTATACAACCCCCATTGGGACCACCAGGAGAAAACCCGTGGTGATGCCTGGCGGAATGCAATGGATTGTTACAGAGCTAAGATGATTCCAGTGGAACTGTGGCCGGAACCCGTTCGCCAATTCCATACTCTTTGGGAAAATTGGAAGCGGGAATGCGGATACATGGATTTCCATGACCTGATTGAGCAGGGAGGAAAAAATTGCCTCCCCCCGGGGTCGCCGGATGTGCTGATCATTGATGAGGCGCAAGACATTTCCAAGCTGGAAATGGAACACGTGGTGAAAAATTGGGGGATGCACACGCAGGCGGTGTTGTTGGTTGGAGATCCCTATCAGTGTTTGTATGAATGGCGTGGATCCAGCCCCGACGTATTCCTGCGCCCCGATTTCCCGGTTCCGGAAAACCACAAAAAAATTCTTTCCAAATCGTACCGGGTGCCGCGCCGGATTTATCCCCTGGCGATGCGTTGGATCAAAAATCACCGGGGATTTATTCCTTTTTCGTATGAACCCCGTGATTTTGAAGGGAAAATCTACTCCCTTCACGCCACGTTTTCCCGCGATCATGTTCACCGCCTGGTGGACCACGCGCAGAAAAAAACCCAGGAAGGAAAAACCGTTATGTTTTTGGCTTCCTGCGGGTTCTTTTTGGGGGATTTGATTGAAGCATTACGGGAACGGAATATCCCGTTTCATAATCCATATGCCCCCCGGCAGAATATCTGGAATCCGCTTGGAAACACCACCAGGTTCTCCGTTTGCGCCCGGGACAGGCTCCTGGCCTACCTGCGCCATGATCGTTCAACCTGGGGCACGGAAAGCCGTCTCTGGACCTTCGCCGAGCTTCATCTGTGGGCGGAAGTGATGGAAGCCAAAAAAGTGTTCCGTCATGGAAGCAAAGCGGAGATTGAACGATTGGCTTCCCAGATTCCGGATGCGAAAATTACACCGGAAGATGCGCTTAATTTTTTCCGGGAGGAAAATTTTTATGAACTCGACGGCGTCAGCCTGGATGCTTTCGAGAAATACTTGATGCCTTCCCGGGCGAAACCCTTCGCCTGGCTGTTGCGTCTGGCGCGGGAGAAAGGAGGCGCCGTCCTCCGGCAACGCCCGCAAATTATCGTGGGAACAATCCATAGTGTGAAAGGAGGAGAAGCCGATGTGGTCTATCTATCTCCGGATCTATCCCCGGCCGGAATACAAGCCTGGAGCAATGAAATCCAGCACGACAGCGTAATTCGGCAATTTTACGTTGCCATGACCCGCGCGCGGGAAGAATTGTATCTATGCCACGCGCAAAATCCGTTGTTTAATCTATTGGAAAAGGAGACCGATCATGACCAGTGATTCCCGGCAATACATTCTGATCCAGTGCCCTGCCTGCATGATGGTGGGCATCGAAACCCTGCGGATTTTTGAAAAATGCGCTCAAATGGAACAATTCCCTCAATGTTCCAATTGCCTGCATTCGATAGTTTCCTTGATTATCGAAGACCTCCGCGAATGGGAAGTTATTCAAAACGCTCCCGATCGGGACCAGGCGATTTTCGACCAATTAAAGAAACACTTTTTGGTGCATACGCTTTGTCCGTTTTGCGGTAAGCGCACCAACTTAGAGGGCAGGTATCCCCAGATCATCCAGGGAGACTGGGACCGCATCCCGTGTCCTTATTGTGGAAAGGAAACCGTCGTGGACCTGGACACAATGAAAGAATGTGTTTTCCGCGCCCCTTTCATCCGGTGGGGCAGGGGAATGAAATTAAAGGCCAATGAGCAAGATAAACTGGAGGAAGAAATCCAGTTTATCAAGGAATTGAGGGAATTCCAATGGAAAAGAATTTGCGGCGATCAATTCAGCGGAAATTAGACAAGTACGGCGTGTTTCATGTCCCTGGCAGTGTCCTGATCCGCGGATGTCCGGATATTCTTTGTTGCTATCAGGGCTTGTTTATCGGCATTGAATTGAAGATGCCGGGCCGGAAACCCACCCCTTCTCAGGAAGCCATGCTGCGGCGAATCCGGAAATGCGGCGGATTCGCCGCCGTTGTGGAAAGTTCCGCGGAATTTGATGCGTTCTGGGAAGAGATGGAACGGTTCTGGAAGGATCAACAGACTCTGGTCAACCGGCTTTTTTCTCCCGTGCATCCAACGGAGGGATGAGCCCCGCTTCAATGCGCCGGTCCACTTCCTGGCGGCACCAGTGCGCCGTTTCTTCGTCCAACTGGTCCATATGCTTGTGTAAAAACAACAAGTCCCGGTTGGGCAGAATCTCCATGGCTTCATCCGGCCGGCTGGGATCCACCACGTGGTGCATCAGATATTCGTTCACCCGCGACCGCCGGACACGCAGGACTTCCCGTCCGGACACTTTCACCATCAGCCCTTTCCCAAATTCACCGTTCCAAAATAATTTCTGAACGGTGCGGTAGCTAATTCCCACACAGGAAGCAACTTCTTCGAAACTGATCCAATCATCTTCCATCTCCCAAATGGATTGCACCAGTTCTTTCCGTGTCTCCTCTATCATGTTGATCCTCCGATAGGTGAAATCAGGAAAAATTATAGCGTCCGCCGCCGAAAAAGGGAAAATCCGGCCCGCGCCGATGGTTCGATCATTTCCGGAGAGGGAGGCGGCAGAAGGGGCGGCGGGATCGCCTTGATTTTTTATGGCCTGTATAGAGCGCCCTGGAGAATTTTTTGGGAAGGTGGGGAAAGGGTGGGGAAGGATGGGGAAGAGTAGGAAAGGGTAGGAAAAGGGGGGGGCAGGCGTAGCAGAAATCTGGAAAAAGTCAAGTGGGAAAGTAAA